AGCGAGGTAGATGTCGACGAGCGGCGTCAGGAAGCTCACGATGCCGCTCCGCTGCCGTGGCGCATCTTCACGACCGCCGCCACCTCGCGCTCGACCAGCTCGCGCACCGCGGCCTCGTCGGCGCAGTCCTCGAGCGATGCGGTGTCGAGCGCATGCCAGCACGTGATCCCGCCGCCGGCTCCGTGGAGGTCGAAGCGCACGGCCGAGGTGCCGTTCGCGCCTTCGATGTACGCGTCGAGCTCGAGGCCATGGGCCGCGGCGATCGGCTCCGCGGCGGCCCGGCACATCGGGAGCGTCCAGGCGCTGGTGGGGGTGATCATGGCGAGACCTCAGCGCGAAGTGGCCGCCGCGCTCGCCACCAGCGGCGCCACGGCGCGTACGCCACGAACAGCACGACGCCGGCGAGCGCCGACCAGCTGCGGTGCGCGACGAAGTACGCGAGCCACAGCGTCTCCTTGCCGACCAGGTAGCGGGTCGCCCAGCGGTGGCACGCGACGCCCGGCCGCGCCCGAGACGCCTCACGCTCGGCGAGCCGGTCCGCGACCTGGGCGTGGGCGAACGAGAGCGTGACCGCGCCGGCGCCGACGAGCTCGATGACGCCCGGGCCGGTGAGCAGCGCGACCGCCAGGAGGATCGAGGCGACCGCGGCGAGCTCGATGTGCCAGGTGCGCATGGCGGTCAGTTCACCGGCGCGAGGAACACGGCGGCCTTGTCGCCCGGCCCCTTGTCGGACGGATCGATCCGCTCGCCGCTCCACGTCGAGTCGGGGCGATACGTCCCGAGGTCCAGGTCGTCGAGCGGGCTGTAGCCGTTTCCCTCGCCGTCCTTCTGGACGACGACGATCGCGGCCGGCGGCAGCTTGCTCAGCTTGGCGATCAGCTGCTTGACGGTCACCGGTCCCCCGATCCGAACCGCGCAGTGCCGCGCCGCATCTCGTCTGCGAGCTTGGCGGCCGGGGATGCATCGCTCGGATCAGCCGCGACGGCCTCGTACGTCGCCGCCAAGATGTCGGGCTTGCACGGGTAGAGCTCGCCCTTGACGCCGCGGATGATCCAGTCGCTACCCTCGCCGACCATCTCACCCTCGAGCGTCTTGATCTGCACCGAGTGTTCGCCAACCTGCAGGACACCCGACTCGAACGCCTCGACGGCCCACCCCGGCCAGAGCTGCTGGCGCTGGAAAAGCTCGGCGACGAGGTCGCTCACAGGCACTGCCTCGATCACGACGGGGCGTTTGCGGTACAGCGCCATCAAATCGCTCCCGCGCTCGTCACCACCCGCCCAACCCCGAGCTCGCCTCGCAGCTCCGCCCACGCCGCGCGCAGAACGTCCGGATCCGGACCGCCCGGCTCGACGCGCGCCGAGAAGCCCGCGCTCGCCGCTGGCGGCTGCAGCAGCAGCGCGAACGCCGTCGACAGCGCGCACGTCCACGCCTGGCTCTTGAGCGCCCGCGCGTCGGCCCGCAGCGCCGCCGTGTCGACCGTGCGACCGTCGCCGCTGATCTTGCCGAGCAGGTAGTCCTTGGCCGGCTGGGCAAGCGCGTTGACCGTCGCGGCGATCTGGGCGCTGGTGCAGTCGAGCTCGGCCGCGACCGCGGTGGTCGCCACGGGGCGGACCGTCGCGCAGCTCGTGAGCGCCGCTCCGCCCGCGCCGACCAGGAGCACGAGCATCAGCAGCGACACCGCGCCGGCCGCGGATTTCGCCTCCGAGCTCGGCGCCGGCGCGGCCGCCACGGTCGGCTGCCACACGAGCTTCACAGCCATCACCGCCGTCACGATCACGCCGGCCACCGGCGCGCCGTGAAAGTGCCAGTCCGCCACGGCGCCGAGCACCATCGCGACGCCCGTGATCCCCGCCAGCGCGCGGCCCTGGGCGATCCAGTGCCGCGACTCGTTGGCCTTGAGCCACGCGCCCACGATCCCGAACGCGAGCAGGAACGCGCCCCACAGCGGGCCGTACTGCGCGACGAGCGCCCAGCTGGCGTCGGTGGCGGCTTGGGCGGCGACGACCGGATCGCCGGGCGGCAGCGGGTCGGCGTGGGCGACGCCGAGTAGCGCGAGCATGGTGATCGCGACGACACCGACGAACAGCGCGGCGAGGGCGAGACGAAAACGAGGCGTGGAGAGGCTGGTCATCATGGCAGGGGTCCTTTTTCGAGAAGTGGTGCGGGGCTCAGCTCGGACCTGCGCCCGAGCTGGATGCGGATGTCGCGAAGGTCACCGTCGAGGCGATCGACGTCCTTCCGGAGCTGCTGCGCGCGGACCGCGTCGCCCACGCTCGCGTCGTGGTTGCTGAGGAGCCCCGAGGCGATGGTCCCGACGCCGCCGCCGAGCGTCAGGATCGCTGCGATCAGCAGCCGGCGCGCCGTCTTGAGCGTCGCCTCGACCGCAGCCAGCCGCACCGCGATCGTGCGCGGCTTCTCGAGGATCTCGTCGAGCTGCGCCTTGCGCTCCTCGTTGCTGCTGTCGCGCTCACGGCGCTCGCGCAGGAGCTCGTCGGCGAGGTTCACGATGTCGGCGAACACCGCCGGGTCGGAGCTGTTCCGCTTGCTGCGGTTCACGACCTCGATCCCGGCCTGCGACAGGTCGCGCTCGATCAGCTCGAAGGCGTCGGTGGCGGCGCGGTGCGGCGCGGAAGGGGCCGGCGGTGCGACGACCGGTACGCCGCGCGGCTGGCTCGCGTTCCAGGGCGAGCCCGGGTGCGCGCGGCCGCGGGGCGGCGTGACGTCGTCGTCGCTCACGGGCGGAGGCCTTTGCCGTGGGCGAGGAGTGTTGGGTCGGTGTGCGCCACGCCAAGGAGCTTCGGGCGTGGCGTGCGACGGGTCGAAATGGGCTATGGCGGCGGGAAAGCGCCCGCGCTCACGTCGAACACGTCGCGGATCAGGTTGAGCGTGATCGCGTTGGCATGGAGCTGGCCGAGGTTCACGCTCGCGACGCGCATGACCATCCTATTGATCTTGAGATCGGGCCGGGTCAGGGTGACCACGTCTAGCGGGCGCGTCTGGTAGAAGGTGCGATCGACCACGACGGTTGCCTTGACGGTCGGGCGCGATACCACGGCGAGCTCGCGAGCGGCTAGCCGGCGCGCGGTGTTGGCTTGACGGCACCCGGGGTACCGGACGTCGAGGCTGCGCAGCTTGCCCTGGAGCATGGCGTTCGCACCGTTCTGCGCCGGTGGGATCGCGTCGACGTAGTTGTTGTTCCCGTCGCTGAACGTGACGCGGACCTGGTTCAAGGTCTCAGCCCAACCCTGGATCGACAGCCAACCAGGCTCTGGCGTCCGCATGTTGTTCGGGTTGATGTCGAGGAGCTCCGGGAGGATGAAGTCGTTGCGGACGAGCCGGAGCGTGAGCAGTCCGGTCGCCGGGTCCTCGAAGAGGCCCCCGTCGATCTGCTTTAGAACGTCAGCGATCAACGCGCCACCTTCGTCGGCAGTCTCGATCGCGCGCGAATAGCCGTGCCCCTCGCCGAACAGCACCACGGACGCCGCCTCGAAGCTGGCGCGGTCGATCTTGCCCGGTGGCAGACTCAGCTTACCGAGTCCGCCGGTAAGCAGGTCGTAGATCACCGCCGCAGGATCCGCGTCGTCGGATAGCGACCGGCCCATATCCGATGCGGTCCCGGTCGAGAGCGAGACGACCTCGAAGTTGAGCGTACTGATCTGAGCGACGCCGACTGGCCAAGCCCGATGTGGGCGTAGACCATCATCTGGTTACGCCCGTGAGGCAGCAACGACGGATCGAGACCCGTCTGATACATCGCGTTCGCTAGATTTGTGACCGTGCCGTAGTCGACACCGTCGCTGAAGGTCGGGCGGTGTCCAGCGCTGATTCCCTGGTCGGGCGATCCGCCGAAGAACACCCCATCGAGGATCGGAGACGCTGTACCTACGTTGGTGTGCCCGTCACGATCCGCCGGCCCACGCACGGTTCCGATCCCCGCAATAAATAGTCCATCCCCTTGAGCTAGCCTTAGTTGTACATCGCCAGCGTAGATCGTCGTGAACGATCCGATCGCTCCGTAGAACGGGAGACCGACGAGAAACAGCATGTCGACGCTGTAGTGATCTGCCGTTGCCGTGCTTCCGTCGATGCGGCGTGTGTACTCCTGGCCGGGCACGAGGTAGTTCCCGCTCCAGATCAACACCGGCGCACGGACCCGGCACCGACCGTAGATCAGCGGCACCGGCGTGCCCTCGTCGACCGACGGTAGAGTCAGGCTGAACGGCTGCAACGCTGGGGACGGAGCGTCGGCGATCCATCGGTGATAGATGTAGTTGTTGAGGCTGTAGACCGGGAGAACGAAGTCGTACCAGGCCATGGACTAGCTCTGCTGGAGCACCCCAAGCCCAGCCGGGGCCCAGGGGTTGATCGACGAGTTGATGTATGGATGCCCGCCAAAGTTGACGACGTTAGAGAACTTGTCTCGACACGTGCCGACGATGTGATCGCAACCTGCTTCGACCACGATCGCCGTCGAGATGTCGCCGAGCGCGAAGGGCACGTCGATGTTGAGCACGGGTCCGACATGAGAGAGCACCCTCCGCGTCTCACCGCCGGCCATGATCACGCGCCCGAATGTGGCCCAGGCATCAGGCTTTCCCCCGGCGTCAACGAGCGTGATCGTGAGCCCGTTGGCCGAGACGCTCGCGAGGGTAACCGCGATCTGGAAGTCGGCACGCACCGGTCCCGGCAGGGTGCCTCCGCCGACCTCGCCGCCGCTGGTGTCGTTGGGCCCTCGGTGACTGCACTGCGCGTCGAACAGGACGTAGTTGCAATGCTGTTGCACGGCCATGACCGGCAGGCGTACACGCATCGCGTCATCGGTGACGCTCGGCACGCGCAGCCTCGCCACGCGCGCATCGAAGGTCATGGACTGGCCAAAGCCCTGCCATTGGCCGTACACCGCGCCGCTTCGCTCTTGGAGCCGCTGCAGCGTGACAAGCACAGACTGCTCC